CTCGCAAGTGTTGATGCTATTCATGCAGATAACAAAGCAATAGCTGTTGATGCCACAGATCAACCGGGATTGTATAGGATAGATTGGCCGGATGCAGCTTTTGCGGCTGGTGTTCGTGAAGTTATTTTGACGGCAAAGCTTGCCAGCTGTTTTACAGAACATTTGCGAGTGATTCTTAATGCACCAGTTGATACTTCTGGAGTTGCTGCTTCAATTGCAACAGCTTTATCAGAAATCAATCTGATACAAGCTACCTTATCAACGGTAATTTCTGAAATTGATTTGGTTCAGGCTTCAGTATCAACAATTGTATCGGAAATTGATTTGGCTCAGGCTTCAATTGCGACAGCTTTATCCGAGATAAATCTGGCTCAAGCCAGTATATCAACAATTGTATCGGAAATTGATTTGGTTCAGGCTTCAATGTCAACCGCGATTGCATCTTTAGGTACAATTGAAAATGAAATTGATCTTGTACAAGCTACCTTATCAACAATAATTTCAGAAATTGATCTGGCTCAGGCTTCTATTTCAACTACAATTTCAGAAATAAATTTAGCACAAGCCACCTTATCCACCGTAATTTCTGAAATCAATTTGGAACAAGCAACTTTATCAACGGTAATTTCTGAAATCAATCTGACTCAGGCAAGTATTTCAACAATAATTTCAGAAATTGATCTGGCTCAGGCTTCAATATCTACGGCAATTGCTTCCCTTGGAACAATTGAAAATGAAATTGATTTGGCTCAGGCTTCAATAGCAACAGCTTTATCTGAGATCAATTTAGCACAAGCTTCTATTTCAACAGCTTTATCAGAAATCAATCTGATACAAGCTACTTTATCAACTGTAATTTCAGAAATTGATTTGGCTCAAGCAAGTATATCAACAGTAATTTCAGAAATTGATCTTGCTCAAGCAAGTATAGCAACAATACTCACGGGAACTTTAGCAGAAATGGCACAAGGGACACCGACTTCTACGCCAACACTTGCAGAAGCGACAAATTATCTATACCGGAGATTCAGAAACAAGCAGGAAAGTACAGCAACAGAGAACAGAATATATGACAACGCAGGATCAACTGTACTTTTCCAAGAAACCCACAGTGATGATGGAACAACATTCACTAAGGGCGAATATGTGAGCGGATAAAATGTCTGTAGATTTGAAACATAGAGCTTTTCTTTCAGGAGTAACAGCATGGCCAGATGAAACTCTGGCTGATGATCGCTGGTATGTTTCTGATACATATTACTTTTTGAGCTATCTATTCAAAAATAGCTCGATAGATGCTTTATTACAGAAAACAGGCATTATTGGGACCTCTTCAATTGATGCAGTACTCCAGAAAGAGGAGTACATTGCAACACAGCAGGATGCTTTATTGCTTGCAGCGGGATTGAATTTCACCACAGAATTTGATGCCTTAATTTCCAAAGCGGATTTGAATTTAAGCTTGTTTGTGGATGCTTTGATCTATGAACAGTATGAGATAGAAACAGCTTTAGATTCCAAAATTCAGAAAGAAAATCATGTTAACAGCTCGGTTGACTCCTGTTTGTTGCAATTGCTTACAGCGGTTGCTGCTCTTGATGCTGCAATCAAAATAAGCTCTTCAATTTCTGGATTGCTGGATTCTTTGCTGCAAAAAGAAGCTCTAACAATCCAAGCCAGCATAAATGCTCTCATACAGAAAGCGGACAGCACTAAAACAGCGATATTGGATGCGGTTATTGAAGCCACAATTACCAGTTCAGCCTCCCTTGATGCTGCTGTGTATGAGCTTAATTCTGTTTCGTCATCTCTGGATAGTGCACTGAGAAAAGAAGCTATTCCTATTTCAACTTCCATAGATGGAATTATCAAACAAGAAGGTCTGATATCCCAAACCGTTTTGGATAGCATTTTGACTGTTTTTGACTCCTGTTCCTCTGAACTGGATTCTTTGCTTCAAAGGATTATTAATGCGTCAATTGCTTTGGATGCAACTATTCAGGAAGTCATCTATATTTCAACTATATTAGATGCTTGCCTGCAAGATAGCCTTACAGCAAGTGCTGCCTTGGATGCTTGCCTGATACAATTGAATTTGTCAAAATCTTTATTGATTGATTCTCTTTTACTTTCCACTTTTTCTACCAATCTCTTACTCCATGCTTGTATCAGTCAGAAACATTTATCCTATGCCGACCTTCAAGCTCTGATCCAGAAAGAACTTGATGGCAGCATTTCCTTAGATGCTTCCATTTTGCTGGTAGATCAAATCAAAACAGTTAATCTGGATGCAATTGCAACCTTATTTTATAGCACATCATCATTTATTGATGCAAAACTGTTTTCAGGTGGGCATGTGCCTGTTCATGCAATAGTTCATAGCAAGAGAACCAAAACAATAAAAACCGAGAATATTTGGGAATAAATTCAGGAGGTAAATATCTATGGCAGCAACAATTCAAATCCATGAAATGTCCGCATTGGACGTAGGAACTGATAAAACAAGTGGAACAGTAAGGTTTAAGGATGCAGATAATGCAACAGTTGATACTAATAATCCATTATCTGTCCCTGCCGCTGGATCGATCTATTCTTATACCAAGCAACTAAGAGTGAAAATGACAGATCCACCGGATACAAGCGTAAGCAATTTAAGATGGTACACAGATGGAGCAAATACTTTTGGGACAGGCATTGGGGTGGTTGTTCTAAATAGAGGAACCGATTGGAATGCCAATTACAAAACACAGATGGCGACAAGCACAGATTTATTTGGCTATATATCAGCGGCAACCGCTCTTGATGGAGATGTGACTGATACTGGGCCATTCCTGCCAGCTGATGATGATAGTTATATTGGTGATCTGATTCAAATGCAAATGAGCGTTGCCTCAACAGCTCCACATAGAACGCTGGTGGCTGAAACCTTAACCCTTGCTTATGATGAAATTTAATGAAGATTGCGGAAACATATAAGTGGGAAGCGGAAAAGATGGATGGAACAATCATCATAAAGGGTGGTGATCTTCAAAATTGTGTCCGTTTCTCCTTGCTCCCACAAATTAGCCTTCCAAGACATGACATTATTGGAATCCCGATGATTAGGAGATTTGGAAGAGGATTTATCAGGCAAAATTTTCAATCCACAGAAATGCTTCCCGGTTTTCTACATTGGGAAAATGGTTCCAATCAAATCAGAACAGAAGAAGATTTGACAGGAATTATCGCGCCCGGAAGACTTATCAAGAAAAGACATGATGGGGAAAAATGGTGGATTATAATTGATGTAAAACCAGATTTGATCACACTTCTAAAACCTTATGATGGTAAAACAAAACGAATTGAAAGCAAGATATATGTAGCACCGCCAAAGCCAGAATATTTGCATTGTGTAGTTTGTAGAGGGTTTCGTTTGTATGTGAAATCATCCGATGGAACTGCATTAATTACACCGGAAAACTATGAGCTGAATCTATGACAACAGGTTATTTTGGGACAAAACAAACCACAGAGGAATTTTATCTTCAATTCGATTTTAGTGGCGATATTGGCTCCGATACAATTTCCACCGCAGTAGTTGCAATTGTTGATTCAAGCGGATCCGATACTACTGCGGCAATGATTGATGATACAGAGCAAAATATAGATGGTGGTGCTGTAAATTTCTGGATGAAGAAGGCCGGGACAAATAATACCCAGTACACTATTACTTGTGATATTGATACTTCTTCACATGAGCATTACACAAAGAGTGGGTTTTTATGGGTTGTAGATGATCCTGTTCCAGCTGCCGCAGTTTCATCAACTACAAGTTGGACAGCTAAACAAAATACAGCGAAAAGATTGATTGATAAGTTTGGTGATGCAATGACTTTGATCTTGGAAAGTCACAATGTATATAATGCAACAGCGGATTCCTATTCAGCTGCCGAAACAGAATATGCTACAAGAGGAGTTTTAACAAATCCTACATTGAGAAATTCGGCTGGTGAATATGCTAAGTCGGATATGGTCAGGGTGCTGTTATCTGCAAATGATTTGCCAAATTTGGAAAGTGTTGATTTTCGGATTGAATACGGTGGACAAATTTGGCATCCAGAAAGAATTGTTTCTTTGAAGCCGGGAGGAACGGTTCTTATGTATTCTGTTGACGTTAAATAAGGAGGTCTCATGGCAAAGAAAAGTTTTTTAGAAGCAAGGATTAAACAATTGGAAGAAATGATCCATGAAAGAGATGCAAAAATAATTGAGCTGGCAGAAAAATTGACTGCAAAAGAATCCAAGAAGAAGAAGGATTTTGATGGAACTGAGTGAAGAGCTTGCCACCAACGCCAATGCTTTTTCTCAACAGCTTAGAGAAATGGCTATTGTTATTGATGGAGAAATTAGTGCTGTTATTCGGAAAGGCGTACTTGATGTTTATAAAAGCATCACTAAACGCAGTCCAGTTGACACCGGAGCATATAGAGCAAGCAATTCAATTTCAAACTATGACCCTTCTTCTGGAGAAGGGGCAGTTAAAGGGAAGAAAGGTCAAATGTTACCTGTCCCTGACAAATCTGGATGGACTTGGAAAGTTGGAGATGGTGATATCTGGCTATTCAATAATGTGCCTTATGCTGAAAGAATTGAGGATGGTTGGAGTAAGAAAGCCCCTGAAGGAGTGTATAGGGTTGCATTGGTAGAAATGACTGCTTTTCTGGCAAGAGAAGTTGCCAAGATGAAAACTTTGATTCCATCAGGGGAGGAGTAAAAGCTCATGACATTAGAAGAGATTAGAAGTGCCATTATGAATGAACTTTCTTCTTCATGGGCAACTGCAACTGCCGTTGCTTGGCCAAACCAGAAATTCAATGAACCGAATGATATTTGGATCAGGCCAACAGTTAGGATGGGTGAAACGGTTTATGGCGAGATTGGAGAAGATGGCGTTGGACTTCGTTCTGGAGTTTTGATGATACAAGTTTTTGATCTTGCTAACAATGGCATAAAAACATCACTTGATTATGCTGCCAGATTGGAAACTCTTTTCAGGAGACAGGATCTGAGTGGGGTTCTTTTTGGTGAATCAAGTACGGATGTTATTGGACTTGATAGTGAAAATGGTTATTGGCAAACGCTGGTTTCTGTTTCCTTTACCACATGGATTGGGGAATAAAAATTTTCGAGGAGGTAAGTTATGTCAACAAATGAAAACATTGGAATTTCTCGTAAGCAGCGAGTTTTCGCAAAATTAGAAACTGTGGTTGGGACATTGGTATTTCCTTCTGGCACTACTGATTTTATCCGGCCAGCTGGGAATGCGGAGATAAGTCAGAATCCAGCATTTGCAGATTCAGAGGAGCTACAAAATACTTTGGATGTTTTGGATCGTTTCCAGAATGCCTTGCCCACAGGCAAATGGAAAATTCCAATGTATTTGAGGCCATCTGGAACTGTGGGTTCTGCTCCGCAAGGTGATGCTCTATTTGAAGCTTTGCAGGGAGATAAGGAAGCTGTTACAGCGGCAATCAAAACAGAGCCAACAGCAGCGACATCAGTAGTGGTAATTGATACAATTGCGGGTGGGATCCTTCCAGAAAAAGGCGTTGTGACGCTGGCAGGTACGGTTTCAGAGAAGGTTTATTACACAGGGATTACAAGGGTGTCAAGAACGGCGACATCAGCAACATTGACGGGTTGTACAAGAGGATATGCATCAACTACAGCAGCGACTCATGCAATTGATCAGGTGGTGACTCTTTCAAGTATTTTCTACAAACAGGAAACTACATCACCCTCTCTGACTATATGGATTGAATCAGATCATTTGGTTCAAGGATTATATGGTGCAGCTGTTGATGAAGCTGTATTTGAAGTTTCTAATGAAGGAGCGGTTAAAGTAACTTTCTCTGGCCAAGGAATGAAAATGGTATATGCCGGGACTTCGGCCTTATCTTCTAATTCCGTAGCTACAAATACACATATACATGTTGATGATGCTTCACTGTTTTCAGCTGATTCTTATGTTTACAACAAAACTCAGCATGATGCTGGTGCGGCTGCGGTGTATTCAAAAATATCCTCTGTTGATACAACCACAAATATCTTGACACTGGCAAATAATTTGGGAACGACAGGGGCAACTGATGATGTGATTTGTGGTTATTTGCCTTTGGGTGAAACAGCCATTGGAGATCCAATCGAATCCAAAGATACAACTCTGGAAATAGATGCTGTTGATGCCACAATCAAAAGCTGCACTGTAAATGTTCGTGCTCCTAAGAAATATGTGGAAGATGAAGTCGGTAATGATTATGCAACAGATTACATGGAAGATACAAGAGACATCAATTCTTCCTTGAATATTTACTTTCGAAAGGCGGATGCAAAATATTTCACTGATGGCTTTGCCAATGAAGAGCCATCCATATTGTTTACCTTTGGTGATACAGCAGGTTCTATCTTTGAATTGTATTTTAAGAAATGCAGCCTTGAAGTTCCAGCTGTCAATTATGCAACGCCAGCGATTGAATTGACGATGCCGATGAAAGCATTGGGAACTATCGGTGAAGATTCTTGTGAAATTGTTGTTAGATAAAAGAAGGGGGCGGAGCCGAAAGGCATGTGCGAATCCCGGCGCACATCCGCCCCATTTATAAAATTAA